ATCAAAGTGTAATTTTCTACCCCCCAACGTTGATATAACTCCGTAGTCATCAGCTATGTTTGTTGCTTCATTAGCAATAAGTTTTACGAACGGAACTTTTTTATGATAGGTCTTTAATAATTTTTCTGCAGCATCTTTCATCAGTCCTAGCTCTGACATAAGTTTGTTCTTACCCATGCCATACATAATACCAAGATTAATTGTCTTTGCTTCTTTTCTTTCAATGCCGGCCATGTCAGCAATCATCTGGTGAAAGTCTGCGCTGCCATCGTTGTATGCATCAACAATTGTTTGTGTGCCTTCTAGTTTCATCAATGATGCGTAGTGAACTAGTATTCTAGGTTCTTGTTGACTGTAGTCAAAACAGCCCCAGGTATGATCTTCTTCAGGTAAAAACAAAGAACGAATCATTGGTCCAATTATTTTGTGTCTCGCAGGTATTTGCTGCAGGTTTGGATTTGAATAACTAAACCTACCTGTAACAGTGCCACCATCATCAGATCTTATCTGATTTATGTCTGCATGTATTCTGCCTCTGTAGTTGTGTTTAAGTATGGTGTCGATGAAAGTTGTATTTGCCTTGTTTATTTCTCTTGCCTTTACTATAAGCTTTGGTAATTCAGCAGGGTGTGTCGCAAGAAAGTTTTTTGTAAAGCTTGGTGAACCTTTTTCTGTTCTATCAAATGGTATTTTTAATTTATCAAAAGCTTTTGCAATAGATGCAGCAGCCCATAACTCAATATCAAAACCAACCATTTTGTGTATCTGAGCATGAATTTCTTTTTCTTGTTTTATTAACTCTTTCTTTAGTCTCCCAGCCCCATCTACATCTACCCTCACACCTTTGAATTTCATATCGACCAGGCATGGAAACAGATTGGATTCCAAATTAAATATGTCCCAAAGTTCTTCTTTTGTAAGTTCGTGCTGTAATGCGTGCCACAGTTTCAATGTAATCTCTGCATCTTTTTCTGCATACTCAGCGACCAATGGTGCAGGCAGTCTCCACATTTCTGCTTTTGGATTAACTCCCCACTCTTTGGCTGCTTCTTTCAATGCAGTTTCACTTTTAGTTAAGCCTGTGTAGTCTCTTGAAACCGAGTTTAAGGTATAGCTTAGCCTGTTTTCATCAATCAAACTTGCAGCAACCATTGTGTCAACGATACCACCGTTAATGTGAAAACCCATAGATCGTATCCAGGACACATCATACATTGCGTTGTGAAATATTTTTGTAGCTGTGGTTTGTAATAATTCTTCAAACCAATCCAAGACTAATGCGCGGTCCATGTTCCCACCACTTTCATGCGCGATAGGAAAATAGCCGGACCAACCTTCGACCGCGACTGCTATGCCGACTATCTCCCCGTCTCTTCTTACCGAACCTGACCCCAATGTAAGCAGGTTTGGATCTCGTGTCTCTAAGTCAATTGCAATTTCCGCATGACTAGATAAATCTGGTAATTCGAACGGAGGTACCCATTCTGTTTCAGGATTAAAATTCATTGGTACTTGTAATGGTCTTATCATCTAAAATTAATATTAATGGTTATTCTTGCTGGTTTATCCGTACAGGTGCTACTATTGTGCATAATATTTTCATCAGTGTATACAGCGGTGTTAAATCTACTTGGAACTATTATTGGATCTTTACCATCAGGAAAATATTTAGTGAAACCATCGTTGTCGTTTACATAATATAAAATAGTTTTCTCACCCTTTTGGGACCATGGTTGATCCTCTCTAAAACCAACCAAATCAAAATGTTTTCCGTGCTCAACTATCTCCTGTGTTCTTGGGTACATGTTAACCTTTATATATCTCAAATAGTCTACCCCTCTTGTTGATAATAAATTACCAAGTAAAGCAACTGCTTGAGCGCTGTAAATCATGTGAGCATGTGGGTCATCTGTGTTTGATTTGAATACTTCGTGTGTAAAATAACCATGACCACAATCATCATTTTTGCTAGAGGTGTTCCAACAGAAACTCCAGGGAACCTCTGAACTAGTCAAAGACTCGTGTATAGCGTAAGCATCATCCCTTGGTAAAAAGTTTTCTATAATTTGAAATGTCATTCATACTCCTTTTTTAATTTATTCAAAAACCAAATGGCTTTGTCCAAATCTTCTATGGGTTTGCCTTTGTGTTCATGGCGCCAAACATATTTTATAGCCGAGCCTTGTAGATAATATTTAAAACCATCTCCTTGACATGATTTAATTGCATCTATGCAGCCTATGTCTCCTTTGTTGTAGTGTGATGGAAAGTTTACTGGGTCGTGTTTTTTAGACATATGTGCATTCTCCTGTATCAACGTTTACGTTCAAAATATTTACACCAAGATTCTTTTGTATAGGTGTCAGTGATCTGTTTATTTTGTATCCGTCTCGCTTTCTTCTGCATTCTGATTTTACGTCGATCAGTATAACCTCATATTCTTTTATTGCAACTAAATCAACGGGTCCTTGCTGAGACATATTTCTGCAGACCAGATATCCTTGGTCCCATAGCCACATTGCAGCTATATATTCTGCTTTGTCGCCTTTTATGTGTTCATGAAATCTCACAGTGTATATGCCCTAGAATAGTTTCGTGGCTCTAATATATGCAAAGCTTTTTTAGCTCTTGTCACAGCAACATAAAATAACCTGTGTAGTTCATCTGGGTCCAAATCATTGTGGTCAACAGCAGACTTAGTAATATCAGGAAGAATGAGTACATTATCAGCTTCCCCTCCTTTCGCTCCGTGTATTGTTGATAGTGTTATTCGTGGGTTTTGTTTAAAACTTTCTCCGTTTGCTAGCATGTTACGAATATAGTTTTCTGTATTGGTATCTAATCCCGCAAATGCTTTGTACCAAACATCTGTAGTTTGTAATCCATGGTTCGCGGTGCACTCTTCGATGTAATAGCCTTCTTCGTTCTCGTCCATTGTCTTACCTTTTTGATATCCTTTGGTCACGTTTTCTCCAAGGTAAGAATAAATATTTTTTATTGATGCAACGGGTAGTAATGTTTCACTGTTTCTCCATCTTTCCCATGTTTGTATCGCAAGAAGTAAATTTAATTTGACAGAGTTTTTTGTTTTGTGTGAGTAGTACCAACCCTGCAGTTCGCAAAACTCTTTGATGTCATCTAAAAAATAATTTGCGCTGGATAAAACTAACCACTCTCCTTGTGACATATCAACCTGTGTCACGTCAGCATATCTTGTTAAATCACCCATCTCTTGTCGTGGCATGTAGTCTTTGTCGTACCTGTTAGAAACGTTTCTAATTATTTGTTGAGACATTTCGTGTATAGGTCCACCAGGTATTCTGTAAGATTGGCTTAATGTATCTATGTGATCTACTTCGTCCTTAAGAGCGATGAAAGTATCGACATCAGCGCCCGCCCACTTAAATATAGCTTGATCATCATCACCAGCAATATATGTTTTATTGGATTTGCTCCATAACGTTCTGACCATTCTCCATTGTAGGGGTGAAAGATCCTGTGCTTCGTCAATAAATAATACGTCAAAAGAAGGTGCCGAGTTTTCATTAATAAACTTTTCCAACATATCATCATAATCTACTAGACCTTTTTCTTCTTTGTATCTCTTAAGTTCTTGATCTAAAAGATATAATAGATCTCGCTCAATGTCCATACCATGTCTATGGTTGTCGTATTCCTCCAGTACAGGAACACCCTTAACTCGTGCTTTGTTGATTATTCTTAAATACTCATTGTCAGAACTGAACACACCATCCTCTTCGCTATGCCAAGCGCTCTTTATAGGTATGCCACATTTCAAACCAAAATCTCTGTAGTCTATATGTTTCATGACTCTTTCTTTTTTGATACCTAAAGTTCTAAAAGCCAAAGAGTGAAGAGTTCTAAAGTATGGTATCTCTTTCTCTTCTAACATAAACTTGTCCCCTGCTCTTCTTATAGCTTCGTATGCAGCTTTACGAGTAAAAGAAAAATATCCTATTCTTTTTATGTCCGTGCCTGCTCGTAAAAACTCCTCCACTAAGTTTAGTAGTGTCGTTGTTTTACCTGTTCCTGGCGGTCCTAGTATTATTGTTTTCAGACCATACCTCCTTCACTAAGCATTCTTGGAGAACGTTTCTTTTCTGCTTGGGCTCTGAAAAAATTATCCCAATACAATTTATTCCAAAACCTTGCTCTATGCAGTCTATCGTTCACTTTTCTTAAATCTTTCGTTACGCTTTTTGGCATCCAAAACTCTACGGCATCAAAACTGGTTGGTCCATCCGGAACACTTATGCGTATAGCTTTTTCTGTTTCTCTTATAATTTCAAATCTTATAGGATCTGTGTAGTAGTCCGTCATTAGAATGGCCTTTCTTTGTAGGTTGCTTTAGAAACCGATGGTTCCGTTTTCTTCATCGCCTTTATTTTAATCAAACGAGGTGTTTGATTTTTCAGCTGCATTCTTTCTTCTTTCTCAAAAAAATCTAATTGCTTTAGCATATTACCTGTCTTTGTTTTGTCTAGCTCCCAATTACTTCTCTTTGCAAAATTGAAAAAATCATCCAATCTAAAATAAGTATGACCGTCATCGGTCCATGCTGTTTTGTTAAGTATGTCTTCTTTTGTTCTTGCCTGTGGCCTGTTAACTGTAAAGTCATACAATAAATTTGTTATTTGATTTATAGGATCTAGTGACTCAAGAGGTTCTATCTCCTGGATGTTCGCTAACAAAGGATCCAGATAAAACTTTCTCCACTCAGGACCCTTAAGTTCTGGTGTACTAATACTGCATTTCTCTAATACTGCTATTTGAAATAGCATGGGATTGTTTAACTCAACTGTTTTTAGTTCCACTCTTTGATCTGCGACTGTAAGAAACCACTGAGGCGGATCGGATGTTATTTTACTTAAGCCACTTAGTTCCGGCATCTTTTCTTCTTCATAACCAACACCAAATCTTTTTGATCTACACTTCGAAGCATCACAAACATTACAGATAGGTTGATCTTTACATCTGTATTTATCATAACCTTTCTTTCCTACAGACTTTAATAGAGTTGCTACCTCAGTTGATTTTAAAGGAGGATTCATATAGTTATGATTGTCCTCTTCTACTAAATCTTGCCAATTGTCTGGGTTAGCTTTCTGTCTATAAATTGCAAGATTAAATAAAGAGTTGTTTCTTGATCCTTCCCCAAACCCTTCTTCTGCCAGTCTGTTTAAACAAGGTGGACCATCAGGAAAAATCTCTGGTTTTTGTTTAACTTTTGGTTTTTTCTCAGGTTTTAAATCTATTAACTGATCTAATGTCTGTACTTTTTTATCATACGCCTCGTAAAATTCTTCTATCTTCATCGCACTGCCCTCTTCACTCAGTGCATATCTCAAACCCCTAGTGCCTTTGTAATATGGTAAGTTTAAAAAATTACCCACGTCACCTTTATGTATTAAAATTTCAGTTTGTTTTGGAAAAATCTCACAACCAGAATAACCCAGTACATCCGCCATGGCTTCTAAGCTAGCAACCATTCTAGATGCAGGAATAAATTCTTTTGTAAATAAAAATAAATGTGCGCCACCAGACTTTGATCTGAATACAATCAGCGGAAAGCCTTTTTCTTTTATATTTTCTACAGCCTCTTTATGTTTAAAATTATATTCATCAACATCAATACAACCCCATTTACATTCGTTCTGTTCGTTTATTGGTATTATACCCAGTGCAGGGTATGGTTGATTGGTGCTAGGATTAACTGCACCCTCTAAATGATTTGTAAATAATTCATCAGTGACTTCTTGTTTTTTGACAAATGCTTTTCCCTCTGCTTTTCCTTTCTCGCTGCTGGTGCCAGATAAAACTAGTTGCCCATAGGCGCTTTTATTGCCCTCAAAAATCTCCCTAAATTTGCTCATAACTTATTGTATTCTTTCCGATATCTCTCTAATCTTTCTTTATTTTTTTCTCTGTATTCTTTCTGATACTCCTTACTTTTTCTATTCCTATAAGCGATTCCTTCTTCTGAATCAAGAAAATCTTTTATTGTTTTTTCTAAAACTCTCACCCTGTGCCTTAGTTTCGCCATGGTTTTTATCCTGTAGTATTTCTTGTGATAAAGTGTCCTGTTGTCCTTCTTCATATAAATAATTATCTTCAAGTAGGCCCATGAAATAGGGGGAGCTTATCCATGGGCCCATCATGTTAAAATGGTACTGAGTCTTTTTTAGACTTAGTCTCACCTTCACCATGATTCACTGGCATTGTTGCAACACTACCAGCAAATTGTTTTGCAGCTTCATACAAGTTCTTATCCTGTACTGGGCCAATCTTTTGCACATTCCAACCAAACCAAGTCCCCTTGTCATTTGATTGCTGCACTGTGCTAAGATTATACACGTGACTATAACCTGCCGGCTGAAACATCTTTCCGTTTTTGCCAGGCATTTTTATGCTGTGCATCATTGAGTTCCAATTACGACTCACTTTTAATTGAGTTGATTTCATTGTTATCAATGCTTGTGACATGTCCTCCAACATCACAAAGTATGATGCAGTGTTTTCAAGATAATTACCATTTGGCAATCTATCTTTCCAATCCGCACCTCTAGTGGTTTCTTTTATAATACCACTGGCAACAGAGTGTATCGCAACAGGGGCTGATGTGCCCTCCCCACGATCAGACCATTCAAC